CCTCATCCTCTACCTTCCTTCGTGGAGATAACACATGGGTCACCCCAACAGACACAGACACTAACACCCAATTGAGCACAGAACAAGTCCAAGATATTGTCGGGGCTATGGTGACGGGTAATACTGAGACTAATATCACAGTCACCTATCAAGATGGGGACGGCACACTCGACTTTGACGCAACCAATACCGGTCCCACAGGTCCTACTGGACCAACAGGTCCCACAGGTCCTACCGGGTCTACCGGACCAACAGGCACTTTCTCAGGCACACTTTCACAGCACCTCACTCCGGGCGCAGACAATACCTACGACTTAGGCACATCTTCTGTTGAGTTTAGGAATCTGTATCTCGATGGGTGGGCTTATACTGATGGCCTCAATGTGGATGATGGGTCGATGGTGATTTCCTACGGCCAAATCAACACCGCAAATCGAGATATGACTTTGATAGGTGGTGGGCCTCAGACAACAAGACCACACATTAACATTCCTAATTCTCAAACAAGTGCATTACAGATATACGCGAGCTCATCATCATCCGGCAACATAGACATTGATACTCGTTATACCTCAGGAACAGGTAAAATCAATCTCAAGACCAAAGGCTCAACAAGGTTCGCTATTGGTGCGGCTGGCGAGTTATTGATTGGTGGTTCTGCGGCTGGAACAAGCGGGCAAGTCCTGAGTTCGGGCGGGGCCAGCGCGGTTCCGACATGGGAGGATGCTGGCTCAGGACCAACAGGCCCGACAGGTGCTACTGGTCCTACCGGAGCAACAGGTCCTACGGGTCCAAGTGGTGTTGCAGGTGGGATAAATGACCTTAGCGACGCACTTGTTGAAAGCACCTCTATTTGGCTTGGCGACCCATCCACCACAACAGATAGCGCGAACGGGAACACAGCGGTCGGCAAAGATGCTCTGGATAGTCTCACAACAGGCGATGATAACACCGCTATTGGATATGGGGCCGGTCATGATGTGACCACAGGGACACTTGGGGTCTATGTTGGGACCGGTGCGGGGAAGAACCTCGTAGCCGGAGGGCAAAATGTTGCAATAGGTTGGGATGCTATGTCTACAAGCACAGGTAGCCTAAACTGTGTCGCCATAGGAATACAGGCGGGCAAATCTTGGGGAACGAGATACAATAGTTGCGTCGTTGGACCTTTTGCCGCTATGAATGCTACGGGTGCTGACCTCGTCTTCTTCGGTAATGAGGCCGGAAAGGACACCACAGCAAGTAGTGTGACCGGAATCGGCTACCAATCCTTGATGAAGGCCACAGGCTCATACAATACCGGAGTGGGGTATAGAGCCGGTCAGAATATCTCAAGCGGAACGGATAACACCTTCATAGGCCATAATGCCGGAATGGGTGTCTACAACAACCTTATGACGGGCTCAGCCAACGTCGCTATTGGAAGCAAAGCCCTCGAAGGGAACCTAACGGGTTCAAATAACATAGCGATAGGACCGGATGCACTCAATGACCTGACCTCAGGCTCACGAAATATTGCGATAGGCCGCTATGCTCTGGATAACAGCGCGACAGACAGCGACAATATCGCCATCGGCTACTACTCTATGTCCGGCGCATCGTTGTCCGGCGGGGTGGAGAATCTCGGTATTGGAAGTTATACTCTTGATGCCATTACCTCGGGCGACGGGAACATAGGTGTGGGTCATAAGGCAGGCTCGGCAATCACTACCGGCTACAAGAATGTTTATCTCGGTTGGAAGGCTGGTGAAGACACTACTACTGCCGGAGAGAATGTGGGTATAGGAGACAATGCACTAACGAACAATACGATAGGCGGTGCTAATACTGCTGTCGGTCATCAGACATTGAAAAACTGTGATGAGGGCTATTGTAATGTTGCTATTGGTATAGATGCTCTAATGAATTGCACCTCCGGTCAGCGAAATACGGCTGTTGGAGGTCAAGACGCACTACGGTCATTGACCACAGGTCATCAGAATATTGGGATTGGCTACTATGCAGGCTACGCCATCACCTCAGGCGTAGGCAACGTCGTTATTGGTAGGGCGGCTGTTCCGAGCGCAACAGGGAATAGGCAATTATCAATTTCAGCAGGTGATAACGCTACCCCTGTTTGGCTAACCGGCAATTCCTCCGGTGTGGTTGATTTCCCCAATGGCCTGACCGATAATGGAAGTGCGATTGCGAACACATGGCGAACAGTCACAGCAGGGGGTAATACTCTATCCACATCCGAGACTTTAGCATTCACGGCTGGAACGAATATCACTATCACGGAGTCTGCTGGTGCGGTCACAATCAATAATTCCGCTTCTGCTGGTGCTTCTGACCTCGATGGTCTGTCCGACGCTAAGGTGGAAGGAACGAGCATTTGGCTTGGTCATCAGACAACAGGCTCATTGAGTTCTGCAACATGGAATGTCTTTGTGGGTCAACTTTCAGGTCCAGCACTAACACAAGGCGACAGAAATACCGGGGTCGGCTACAAATCACTCAATACCTTGACGACAGGGAGTAGCAACGTCGGCATTGGAATGACCGCCGGAGAGAGAATCACTACCGAAAGCAACATCATAGCGATTGGCGACCAATCGGGAATGGGTAGTTATGGGAAGTCACAAGGAGCATACGCCGTCTATGTTGGTAGTAGTGCTGGAAAATACGCAGGGAACGATAGCGGTCAGAACAATGTGGCGATTGGCTACAAGGCACTAATGGGCGACCAGACTAACACGAGTGGCGCACAAGGGAATGTGGCGGTCGGTCGTGAGACTATGCCTGCAATTACGACAGGCGATAACAACGTAGCGATAGGGTATGAAACGGGGATAACAGTCTCGACAGGTTGGGCCAATGTCGCCGTTGGTCAAGCGGCTATGAAGAAAGTGACCACCCACTACAAGAACGCGGTGCTTGGCTTTCAAGCCATGATGAACCATCTTGGAAACTCCACGGTCGCCATTGGAGCAGAAGCACTTAGAGGAACAAGTGCTTATTCTTCTCAGAATACTGCTGTTGGTGCGGGGTCTGGTTATGTGATGGAAACCGGAATGCAGAACCTCATGCTCGGATTCCAAGCAGGGAATAACATCACTACGGGTTCAAACAATGTGGTCATAGGTGGGGCTGATACGGGGGCCACAGATTCTGACCGATTATCAATTTCCTCAGGCGATGGTGACCCTATATGGATTCAAGGTGACCAATACGGAAAGGTCGTTGGTAATCTCACGCCTATGTTCTATGAAAGAAGCGACTTGGATGCTAACGCATACGACTTCCGTGTTCCGACTGTTCAAAGCTCGTCTGCTAACCCTAATTCATACCCTATGCCGTTTGCAGGTAGGGTGCTATATGTCTCACTCCAATTTTCCGGCGGCTCTATTTCGGGGACCGCCGCAAATGTAATTAGGGTCAGAAGGAATGGTGGCTCGCTCGGCGGCGACATCGAAGATGTGACCATGACCATTGGTGATAGCAATTGGAGAAACACCAATGGCACGAATTACACATGGCACGGGAAGGTCGACTTTGATTTTGAGGCCGGAGATGTTCTGCAAGTGAAGCGGCAAAGCGGCTCAACCGATTTGAATAGGGGTCAAGCGATTCTTTGGGTGCAACATAAACTGTGGTGATATGATGGAATGGGATGAGTTTAGAGGAATAAGGCAAGGGTTATTGAAGGAGATGGATTTGCACCAATTGTCTATTGTGTATGACGGTCTTTCAAATTCTCATAAAACAGAATTACAGCAATACCGGCAAGAATTGCTCGATTTACCTCAGAATCACGATAACCCCCAAGACGCATTCGACAACATACCATCAAAACCTTCGTGGATGTAGGAAAGGTTATAAGCGATAGCGAGAGTGACTAAGACATGGGACTAACAGCAGACTTCACTACAGGCGGCGGATTGACCGCAACAGACGCATACCACAGGATAGCACACATTAATCTCAACATACACAAGGATGATGACGATAGCACGGTAGTTTCAGTCAATTGGAATATCGAGGTTCATAAGGATGCCGCCTCGAGGGAAGCCGGAACATCTCCTATTGGGGGATTCAATGCTCGTTCTGAAATCAATTTGGCGGGTTCAGCCAATCAGTATAACCTCATCAAGCAGGGGTATGTTCATCTGAAAACCCTCGATGAGTATTCTTCGGCTGTTGATAACTGATGACGACCCCCGACTGGCTTATGTGGTCAGGTGAATTAACAGACGAAACCTGTGACCAAATCCTCGAATTGTGCCGTCAATTGCCGTTGCAGAAGGCGACGACATTCCGCCAGCGAGACGGCCATGAAGAAGAAGATGCTCACCGTAAGACAGATATTCGATGGATTCCCAACGAAGGAGATTACATCGACTTGCACAAGGTCATTACCCACTATGCCCTTCAAGCCAACCAACAATTCGGTCTGGCTCTATCACATCTTCCCCCAATCCAATTTACAGAGTATTCCGGTGTGGGTCATCACTATGATTTCCACCACGACATCGACTGGGGAAGACAGGACGGTTCCCACAGGAAAATGAGCATCGTCATCCAATTGACTGACCCCGAAGACTATGAAGGTGGGGACTTCTCTTTCCGCCACATCGAAAACCCAAACCCGCAGACTGTTAGGCAGAGGGGGACTATCCTATGCTTCCTCCCCTATCACGAACACGCGGTAGCACCTATCACGAGCGGCAACCGCACCTCACTTGTTGCGTGGTTTGAAGGACCCCGGTGGCGGTAAGGTTCATCTAAGTGGCGGACCCTAACTAAGTCGTGGCTGAGGCCGAGGCATCACAGGATATAAGGTTAGAGCACTTAGAGAAGCGCGTAGATAGACACCAAGACATACTCGACAAACTGACTGAGTCCTTTGCGGTCCTTCAAGTCAATGTTGGGGAAATGCACCGGCAACAGGAATTAACGAACGAAATCCTCAAGGAGGGTTTCAAGGTCATTAAGATTTGTCTCGCTATCATAGCCTCAATCTATGGTGTGGGGGCCATCCCTACATGAACCTCGACCCCACCGTCCCCTTCGTTCTTCTGATGCTATTATTCTCTGTTGCATCGGGGAACCTCGAAATGATAGATGGGCGGAAGCCCAACGGGGAGATTTCAGAAGGCTGTGAGTATATCACCGCCGAAGTCGTTGAAAAGGGCAGGGTTGATGACGGCTTCCGAGTGCATTACCTTAAGGTCATTGGAACATCCACAGGTAGCACAGGGGAACAATTCGAGGTGAAACTATCGGTCACCGTGAATCCCATAACCTACACCAAATATGAGGTTGGAGAGAGTTATACCGAGATGATGTGTGAAGACCCCCAGCGAGCGTGGCAATTATTGGGAAGATTACTCGATGAAGATTGGGTTAATTTATGGTGAATTAGGGGCTACCTTCATAAGACTCGTGGACCATTCATCCAATAGTATAGTATGAGGCTTAGACATTATGAGCAATTTCAATGATAGGTTCATTCTGATAATTGGAGCACCAATTGTCCTTGCATGGGTCATATTCGCCTGCTACATTATCTTTCAAGGGATGCGAGATGAATCAGTCCTCAGTAATCTTGATGGATATACGACACTAATTGCGATAATTGGGGGGCCAGCCCTGCTAATCATCAAAGATGCTCTGGATATGTGGAAGCAACAGCAGACAGCACAGATACAACTCATCCCCCTTAAGACAGAACATGGTATAAGGGTCGTTGAAGACAGGAAGGACCACGATTTACAGATGGAGCGATTTGCTACCACCGGCACAGAAGTTTTCTCTGCCGAACCAGCACACGAACATACAGAGGAGGGAGACCATGAATGACTCATTTGGTAAAATCGTCTACCATCCCCCCGAGAAGTGCTACACCAATGTGTTCATCGAAGAAACTCCGCACGGATATAAGGTCTTTAGGGAGCGAAAAGACACTCGCCCATTGGCCTTCATCCCATTTAGTGCGGTCAAACAAATAGAGTATAGGTGATAGAATATGGAGATAAATGGAGTTGAGTTGGAAATATGGCTTGGGCTTGCCGCCGCAGTAGGTGTGCTCGTTCTGTGGGCTTTGAAGAAGTATAAGAGTATAAACGCAGACGGGAAGATTACCCTTGATGAGGTAATAGGCACAGTTGAGGAAAGTGAGAAGTTTATTGACGCTGTTGGCGAAGAAGCCGACAAGGTCGATAAGGCACTCAAGGCGAGGAAGTGTTCGGTGTGTGGAACCCCCGGTCACAACAAGCGAACCTGCCCCGACAAGACTGAGTGATTAAGGATGGCGTATTGCACAGTAGCAGATGTAGGTTTGCGTCTTGGGCTCAATAGCGCACAGCGGTCACAGGCGAACAGCAAAATACTCAGTCATATACGACGCGCGTCAATAGAGATTGACCAAGAGTTCAAATACTACGGTAGGACTGTTCCGGCACAGGAAATAGGTGAAACGACCCTTAGTGGGGCGCACACTCCTGAAAACACGACGGTAGACCTAACAAGCGGAACCTCTTTTACTTCCTCCGGTAAAGGTAATATTGACGGTGATTCATTCCAATGGACGGGGAAAACCTCTAACCAATTAACAGGAGTGACCGGCATTACCCTTGACCACGCATCCGGTGTTACTGTTCAAGAAGGGGAAATGGCTCATGTCCTTCGCGAGATATGTGCTGACTTAGCATCAGCAATCTACATGGAGGATGAATCCACATTCCAGCGAACCGACGGTGAAGGTATGCGGGCATCCGTGCTCCGCACAAGGACAGAAACGAATCTGAAAAGACTTGCTCACCTCGGTGGTGTAATCTGATGAGCAAGATAACGAGAAATGTCTCCGCCGATAGGGGCGGGCTTCACATGAAGATGGTCGTTGATACGACCGAAACGAAGAAATACGCAAAGCAGATTCCCGAAGCATACGAAAGGGTCGCCACCAACAATCTAATGAAGTTTATGATGGAGGTTATGAAACAGACTCAGGCGGATTTGCGCGGGAACAAGACATACAGTCTCGCTGAGTCGGGGAAGCCTAAACCGTGGGAAGTCTCTAAGAGTCAGATGAAAACGGGGCTGATGTTCAAGTCACAAGAAGGAGCACTTGCTAAGATTGCCGCTTCGCTTAAGGTCGCTGATACCCGGAGTAAGACAGGAGGAACAGCAGGCAACAAAGGCACGGCGTCTGTCTCTATGTGGAGCCAAGACGAAGAGCGAAAGGGGGACTTCACCAGCGCAGGTGTCCGTGGTTCAAGAGCTCGGACCGGTAAGCAGTTTGCAGGCAAAATCGCCCAATACTACGAACAGGGTAGAAGCAAGTTTGGTGCAGAGCCCGGAGACAGTAAGTTTCAGCACCCCGGATTCAAGAAAATAGGCTATATGGCTAAGGCAAGGGAGAAGGTCCTAAAGAGATTCACAGCAGAACACGCTAACGAAATGGAGCAGAAGATGAAGCCGGGAGCAGAATATACCTCCGGCAGTAGACCCAAACAGGTCACGAGTTCAGATGTGAGAAAAGTAATGAAGGCGATGAGGTGATGATGTGGCCGTAGCGACAACAACCCAATATTGGACCAGCCGTCTGAATGGCGGCGACCCAACATCCCCTACCGGCAACAACAACGAAGCGTGGACCGCCACAGGCTCCGGTGCGGCTGATGGTGACTATTGGAAAATCACAACAAGCGGATATTATTCTCTATCCCCCACGACTGATGATTTGACCATATTAACCGCGTTGTTCTATCCTAACGCATCAGACATACCCCCGGACGGCACGACTCTTATACGACTCAGAAGCGACTCCCATGCGGTTGAAGTCCAATCCACCGGAACCGGCACAGGGCTTAAAATCGTGGGAGCAACAACCTCTACTTTTGATACACTCGACCTTACCATGACTGATGATGCACCGTGGATAACCCTTGTTAGACTCACATTGGATGCCGCAGGGACAGGGACCATGTATGTGCATGAGATTCTTGAAGATGACTTCGGGACCACGCGAAGCCTGAGCGTCACAGGGACGGCAGACACTACCGGCAGAGATATTAGGTGGGGCAGTAGTGATGGCGAGACAAAGTGGGGTTCGGTCTATGCAACCCATCATGGAGCGTTCAACCCCGATGAACTCGGACAGTCAGCGTTCTATCAGTCCTTGATGAATCGCTTCGGCATTCAACTCAGAAATGTTCTAAGGGCAAGTAAGAGGACTCACATAAAGGAGATTGCTGATTCAAGCATCATCTATGGGTATGACCTTTCGTCAGCGATGATTATGAGATTAACCCCACCCACTATTCACATAGTAGTAGAAGGCACAGGCTCAGAAGGGTTCGACACTTTGGGGGGAACAAGCATTCAGACTGAGAATGATGCACAGATATTCGTGACCACAAGAGGGACAGACTACAAAGAGTCCTACCGCTTCGGACTTAGAATCATAGGTGATGTTTTCGATGAGCTCTATACCAACACGGGACTCAATGCCGGGGTAGATAGTCTGATAGGCTACAGTATGTCGTTAGACACCAAACTTGATAGTGACGAGACGGTCTGCATTCACACTCTAAATGTGAAATATCTTAGACGAGAAAGAATGACCATCCGATGATACTAAATAGAGTGTGGCTCAAGACAAAGGCATACAGCCGAGGTAATGAACGATGGCTAATCTTGCAGACAGATATTTAAGCATACAGAAAGAAGCGACATACGGAACAGCCGTCGTAAACTCCCCTATTCATGGGGAAGTGGATGACGAGTCCTTTTCACAGTCATACGAATTATTGACTCGTGAGGATATCTCACGATACGCGCCCCGAAAGACGGTAATTGGGACGAAGTATTCTGCTGGAGATATCAATTGGGCCATGTTGGGTGACGCATTCACCGGTCGACTTATCGCTAACGCTTTCGGAGCAAATACCTACGCCGGTTCATCCGGCGCAAGGACGAATACCCTTGTTGAGACTAAGACAGATACCTACAATTCACTAACGGTCTGCATTGGCCGTGACGGTCGAGTTCACCGCTTCCCCGGTCAGGTGCTTGATTCCCTGACCATCGGTGCTAACATCAACGAGTATGTGATGTGTTCAGCATCCTTCGTGGGTTGTGGTGAGGACACTTCGGCAGACCATACCACCCCTGCCGCACCAACAGACGCTAACCTCTTTGCAGGAGACGCATTCCACTTCAATAATGCCTTTGTGAGATTCGAGGGTGACGCATCATCGTCAGCCAACAGCGACCTTGTGAAGTCAGTCGAAATCAGCATAGGACTTAACAGGCAAACAGACGCGGCATACGCCCTCGGTAATCAGACATATACGAGGAAGCCGGTCCCCGGAGTCAGAGAGATTTCGGGAACCATCGAGTTCAATCGTGCTATCAACGCGGCAGATGTTGTGGATAACGAGCCCTTCTATCGGGAATTGGCCGCAGGCCTCCTTGTGAATGGAACCGCCGCCGCACCTGCACTATCCCTACATTTCGCAGGCGGGTCAAATGAGTCACTCAACCTTGAAATCTATAAGATTCAGTATGACCCACCTGACTCAAACATCAGCGGTCGGGATATACAGACCTTGAAATGCACATTCAAGGCATTATACGATGAAGGTGAGAGCGCGATGGCTAAAGCGATATGGAGCACTACCGTAGACGGTGATGTAATCGCGTAATACGGTGAGAAATATGGCTAAGGATAACAAGCACAACGCACATGACCCTTCAATTCGCGGGGGTTCCCGCAAGCATGAGATGGACCGCAAGAAGCGGTTATACCAATTGTCCGGCGGGCGACCTGCCCGATACAAGAAACTGTTAGAGGCCGAAGAGGCTCTTGAAGCAGAAGAACTCGAGGCCTTGAAAAAAGAGGTCGCAGATAAGGCTAAGGCCAAAGCAAAGAAGAGTAGTAGTAAGAAGAAGAGTAGTGGAAAGAATGCCGGTAAAGCGTAAGTTATTTGAGTTAGAAGACGGAAGAAAGGTTTGGGTTCGCCAAGCCTCGGGGATGGAGAAACTTCCCTTAGAGACAGCCCATGCGAAGGCATTGAGAAAGTGCCGTCACTTTGGAATGGACCCATCGGCATGGACCGAGGAACAACAAGACGAGTTCTTCGATTTGGTCGAGGACTATGGGGGTGGGTTGGACCGACAGATAGCCCTCCTTATCCCCATTTGCATAGGGGAGTTTGAGAACGGAGGCGAATGCAATTACGACCTCCTTCTTTCAACAGAGATTGTCCCCCTCCTTCCCTTCATAAGAGGTGATGGAGAAGATGAGGGTTCAGTCCCTTTGGTATGATGCAGTTTCTCCTCCCGGCTGTCTGCTCTACATTTAAGGGAGTGTCTCCCTCAGTATTTGCAGAAAGGTGGGGTCACCCCGAAGTGGGAAGAGCAAGAATGGAATTAGACGGTTGCATAGCATCCGAAATTAACGAGCAATTGAACGAGGCCCACAGCAAGGCTAAGGATGGCGGCGGTCTTGCCGATGGTGCTAAAGGAGCGGTGGCTCGTAGACAACAGCGCAGAGCGCAACGTAGGGGTTGATAAGTATGGCGAAGATGGGTGGTGCAAGGACCTTTTTCACGGTCTACGCATCCATTAAATCCTCACAGATACTTGACGACGCAAACGCTCTTGGTGCTACACTAACTGCGGTCTTCACGGACGCAATCGAAGGTATGATGATTGCTTTCGAGGAAGTCTTCATGGGCTTCGAGGAATGGAATGATGCCTTGATGGACCTTGCGGAGCCTATCGAAATTGCCCGAGTTCATTTCGAGAAGTTTTTCGATGAAGCAGATGAAAGCGTAGAACAACTCGAGATGGATATTATCGGGATTGGTGCGGCCTTCAACCAAGCGGCAGACCAATCACTCGAAGCCGCCGCTACTATGGCTCAGATAGGTTCCATTGTTGGTGGGCCTAAAGCACAATTCGGAGCCACACAAGCCGCTATGCTACTTGGTGGCGTTGGTATGATGGAGACAGAATCCGCTATGTCGGCTATGATGCAACTCCAAATGCAGACCGATTTCATGTATAAGGGTATAAGCAAAGAGAGAAGGGCTTTACTCGATGATGAACAACAGCGCACTATCATTCTCAAAAACTCGATAGGGCTTGTCGACAAACTCAATGAAACTGAGAACACAAGCGGGGCCACTATACAGGGTCTTATTCAAGCCATGAATCAGTATGCGTCAGCCGCCACGCTGGTCAATACCAGCCTTGATGAGCAGATAGCCCTCGGTGCAACGCTTATCGAACAGGGTGAGCAGTCGTCTAAGGCCGGTCGTTCAATCAAGCAGATGTTGGCTCGCATAGCGTCCGACCGTTCGGGGAACAACGCCTTACTGAAAGAGTATAATGTGGAGGTAAGGGACGAGTATGGGAATATGTATACTCTGCTTGATGTGATGACCCAATTGAAGCCTTCATGGGATAGCCTAAACTCCACACAACAGACCAATATCGCAATTTCCGTCGCTGGTGCTCATCACTATGTCCGATTCATCAAGTTGATGGAAGGTTACGACCGCACCCTCACTATCATGAGTAACTCACAGAACTCCGCCGGTAGCGCGATGGAGGAGTTTGGCGTCTTCATGAGTAACGACGCCTATCGCATGATGCAGTTAAGGAAGGAGATTGATAAGTATAACTACGCGACTGCCAAAGTAATGATTCCCATTAACAAGGATATGCTCGAAATAGAACTCGCAAGGGCTAAGGCTCAATACGCTATCGCTGGAGGGTTTAGGGCTAATCTATTGGGAGCAGAGGCACTTGTTCCGTGGATATTCAGAGGAGTAACCGCTTGGTTGCACATGGCTTCCGCTACCTTCGCGGCACTTAAGGGCATTATGGCTATGGTCCTTGCGTTGAAGGTCTTGGGCGTAGCGCAAAAGACTCTACTTGCTATTGGGACGAATGTTAGCAAGAATCAAATGCTCATCAACATGGGTAAGCAACACGAGGTCATCCTAAACACCACTCTGGAAGAGCAGGAACTCGCCCTGCAAGCCGTGAGATTCTTAGGTCTGGATGTGAAGACATTCGGTTTGGAG